CGGTCGATGCGCTCGACGCTTGGCGGGTCGAGTGTGCTTGGAGAACGGGGCTGCCGTACCTCGAGCGGATGATCCTTCGGGGCTACTTTGTTGTCGGGCCACGCAGTTCACTAGGCTCGCAGGGGTGGAAATCTCACGCTAATGCAATCTGCAGCAAGCACGGGATAAGGCGGGCGGATTGGAGCCGGATGGTTGTCCGGGCTGCGAATATGCTCGGGAATCAGTTGACTTCGGGTAAAAACGTCTGTACTATCGCCTCAAGTAATTCCCCCGCACGGGCGTTGGTGCGTGATGCTGACCGCCGCTTGGCGGTCTCGGCGTCTGATTAAATCCCCCAATTTTCGCGTTAGTCCACCCGGCATGTTACGGGTGTAAGCCCTTTATGGCGCTTCAAATCAACGTAAGGGCGGACTTCGGCAGGGTGCAAGCGATCCTCAACAACGCCGGGAAACAGGTGCGGTTCGCTACTGCGGTTGCCCTTACCAAAACCGCCAAGCTTGCCGAGACCGAAGTCAAAGCGGAAATGGTCCGGGTGTTCGACCGGCCCACTAGGTGGGCCATCAACGCCACCCGCGTCGTGCCGGCCACGAAGCAGCGCCTGGTAGCACAGGTCTGGCTGAAGGATCGTCGAGGCCTGCCGCAGGGAAAGGACAGCAACTTCCTTTATCCGCAAGTGTTCGGTGGGCCACGTGGGCGCAAGGCCTACGAGACGAGGTTGATGCAGGTGGGGTGGCTGCGCTCCAACGAGTTCACCGTGCCTGCCAAAGATCTGGCGCTCGATGGCAATGGCAACGTGCCGGTGGGCGTGATTCGCTCCATCCTCTCGCAGGCCAAGGCCGCGGGCGGGCTGGGCTACGACAGCAATGCCAGCAACAGCAAGCGCAGCAAGCGCACGGTGCAACGTGCTGGCACGTACTTCGTGTCGCGCGGAAAGTCGACCGGCAACCCACTGCCCAGGGGCATCTACCAGCGAGTGAAAACTGGCTTTGGTTGGGGTACGCGCCTAGTGCTGCTGATCGTTCAGGGAAAGCCCAAGTACAGGCAGCGGCTGAGGCTGGGCAAGGTGGCCGACGAAACGACTAACCGCTACTTTCAGCGCGAATTCGATAAAGCGTATGCAGTTGCATTGCGCACAGCTAGATAGTCAGCTTTGTTCCGCTCCAGTTTCCGCGCGTAAGTCATTGATTCAACGGGTCCTTCTTAGGCTGCCGGATCGCGGGTAATTGGGACCCCGGAATCTGCCCACTCACGAAATGCACATAGGGGGGTAAGTGTCAGCCTCTCTACAGGACAAATTCAGGCAAGTCGACGTTGCCGAGCTGCTCGGCGTGTCCGAGAAAACCGTCAGCGAGTGGGCCTCTGAGGGCGTCTTTGATGGCTGCGTGAGTTTGGCGGATGCGGTGCGCGCGGTTTATCGGCGCCTGTCTGCGGCGGCGGCTGGTCGCGTGGGCGAGCTGTCGGAAGAGCGCGCCAGGCTGGCTCGGGCGCAGGCCGAGAACGTCGAAATGAAAAACGCAGTAATGCGCCGGGAGTACGCACCGGTGGCACTGCTGGAAGAAGCGCTCGCGCGCGCTGCGCGGCAGATGGCGCGCACGCTCGAGGCGTTGCCCGTCAAGCTGCGGCGCAGCTCGGCAGTGATGAGCACGGAAGACATCAGCCTGGTGGAGCGTGAGATCGCTGGCCTGCGCAACATCGCAGCCGCTGCGGTGCTCGAAGATGATGGCGCGATCGACACCGAGGGAGAGGACAGCACCAACACGGTAACTGCATGAACCTGGCCGACCTATCCTGCCTCACCGAGGCGCGTGAAGCGATCCGCGTGGCGCTGAAGCGTGGGAGCCGGACGATTGCGGTGCCCATGCCCGTCGCACTGCCGCAGTGGGCCGAGCAGCACTTCTACCTGTCGGCGGAATCGAGCTACGTCGAGCAGCGCTGGACCTGCTACCCGTTCCAGCGGCCGATCATGGATTGCATCAGCAACGATGCCATTCAAGAGGTGTGGCTGCGCAAGAGCGCCCGCGTCGGCTACACCAAGATGATCTTGGCGGCGCAGGCCTACTTCGCCGAGCACAAGCGGCGTAACCAGGTGGTCTACCAGCCCACCGAAGACGACGCCGACGAATACGTCAAGACCGAGCTGGAGCCGATGCTGCGCGATGTCGCGGTCATTGGCAGCGTGTTCAAGGGCGACCGCACGCGCGACAAGGAAAACACGCTCAAGGCCAAGAAGTTCCTGGGCTGCGTGCTGCATATCCGTGGCGCCAAGGCGGCCAAGAATTTCCGCCGCCTCACGGTCGACGTGGTGCACCTGGACGAGCTCGACGGTTTTGACCTTGATGTTGAGGGCGAAGGCTCGCCGGTCGCCCTGGCGCGCAAGCGGCTGGAAGGTGCGACGTTCCCAAAGCTGGTGGGCGGAAGCACGCCCAAGGTCAAGGGCCTGTCGCTGATCGAGTCGCGCGAAGAGCAGGCCGTTGCGCGCTTCACGTTTCACATCCGCTGCCCGCACTGCAATGACGAGCAGCCGCTGCGGTGGGGCGGCCGGGACAAGGCCTACGGCTTCAAGTGGGTCGACAACGACCCCGAGACCGTGCAGCACCTGTGCGGCAGCTGCGGCGCATTGTTTGGGCAGTCAGACTACCTGCGCAACTGGCAGGGGCGCTTCAAGACCGCAGACGGTTTGTACATCGACACCGACGGCAGCTTCCGCGCCGCCGATGGGAGCAAGGTCGCCACGCCGCTGAGCGTGGGCTTTCACATCTGGACCGCGTACTCACCGCAGACCACCTGGTCGCAGATCGTGCGCGAGTTTCTGGCAGCCAAGGCCAAGGCCGCGTCAGGCGACAAGAGCGAGCTCAAGACCTTCATCAACACCACCCTGGGCGAGTCCTGGGAAGAAGACGTAGAAAAGACAGACCAGCACGCGCTCAAGAAACGCGCCGAGCCGTATGAGATGCGCACCTGCCCGCGCGGCGTGCTGGTGGTCACCGCCGGCATCGACGTGCAGCTCGACCGCTGGGAGATCACCGCCTGGGGCTGGGGCCGTGGCGAAGAGGGCTGGGTCATCGACCACACCGTGCTGCACGGCAACCCTGCCATTGACGGCGAATGGGACAGCAAGCTGCTGCCCTATCTGGAGCAAAGCTTCGCGCATGCCGGCGGGGGCCGCCTGCGGATCCATGCCTCGGCCGTCGATACCGGCGGGCACTACACGCACCAAGCTTATGCCTTCGTGCGGAGGCATCCGCGCCTGCGCTGTCATGCCGTGAAGGGCGACAGCGCTGAAGGTAAGCCGGTCAAGGGCCGCAGCAGCCTGCAAGACATCAACCACCGCGGCCAGGTCATCAAGCGCGGCGTGCGCCTGTGGCTGGTTGGTGTGGACACCGCCAAAGACCTGCTGCACGGGCGCCTGCAGGTCGAGGCGCCTGGCCCCGGCTATGTGCACTTCGCACAAGAGCTGGATGACGAGTTCTACGCCCAGCTGACCGCTGAGCACCGCGTGCCGCTCAAGACCGCGCGCGGCACGTCCTACCGCTGGGTCAAGCGCCGCCAGCGTAATGAGGCGCTTGATTGCAGCGTCTATGCAGTGTTCGCCGCCCACGCGGCCGACCTGCACCGCTACACAGATCGCCACTGGGCCCAGCTCGAGCAGATGCTGCAGCCCACGCTGTTCGAGTCGACTGAAGCCGCGCCGCCCGCCACCGAGGCAGCGCCTGCACCACCCGCATCACGTCGCGGCCCGCGCATTGTCGGCCGCTTTTCGAGGTAGACCATGGCCAGCTTGATCTACACCAGCTTCTTCGAGGATCTAGCGCGTGGCGCCATTGATCTCGACACCGACACCTTCTGGGTCATGCTGACCACGTCGGCCTATGCCGAGAACAAGGACACGCACCTAAAGCGGTCCGACGTGACAAACGAAGTCACCGGCACCGGCTACACGGCGGGAGGTCAATCCGTCACCGTCACCGTGACTAAGGACACGGCGAATGATCGCCTAGACGTGAGCTTGGGAAGTGCAAGCTGGGCTTCTAGCACGATCACTGCACGAAAAGCTGTGTACTACAAACGAAGAGGCGGCGCGGCTACGGCAGACGAACTGATCATGGTCAACGACTTTGGCAGCGACGTGAGCAGCACTGCGGCCACGTTCACGCTGAACGCCTCCACGCTGCGGATCCAGAACTAACATGGCCGACAACGTTATTCTGCCGGGCAGCGGCGAGCCGGTCGCTACCGACGAAATCGGCACGGCTCCGAACAACGCGCACTACCAGCGTTATAAGCTCAGCGACGGCCTGGCCGACAGCACTGTGCACGCGCGTGTACTGGCGATCAATGCCGATGCCGGTACGGCTGGGCTTGTGGTGCGTAACACGCCACAGGACACGTGGAGCGTGTCTTTCACGCGCGCCAGCGCAGCGGGGCTTAATGCGCCCGGCATGACCCAGCGCCGTCTTGGCACGGGCATAACCGTCACGCAGTCGAACGGCAATCTGGTCGTCGGCGGCGGCACGACAGCTAACTCCGAATTCCTCGCGCGCTCTGATCGCTCATTCAATGGGGCGCTCATCCACCGGCATCAGTT